TAATTGGCGCCTTGGCTGCTCCTGCTGCTAAATGGGCTGATAAGACCGAAAAAGAATATGGCTTAGGTTCTGATTAAGTACCTCTAATCGGGCTTTAAACGCCCCTCAGAGACACAAATAACCCCCGACCTAGTAGAGATACTGGGAAGGGGGTCTTTTGTCGTTCTAAATCACGTTTTTAATTAGCGTGTCTATGGCTTCTATCTGTCAGTGCCCTATGTTATTATTAATTTTACCAGAAATGGTGGGGGCGAAACCTCAATGAAGGTTACACCGACAGGCTATGCTTCCTCTTACCTACTCATAATTTTTTATGGGGGGTAGGGGGGCTTTCCTAAATCTAGTTGCCCGACAGGGCAATAAGATATATAACTACATAAGCATTAGATGGTTTTTTTATGTTGAGTACTCTCCTGTCCTCCGTAGGAGAATCATCTAATCTAATTAAGACAGGAGAAAGTATGATTAAACTTGATGATTATGAACTACCCGCACATATATCCTATTCGGCATTCACAACTTATTTGACTTGTGGTTATCAGTATTACTTAGGAAGATTATTACAACTACCAGAAGAACCGAGTATTTGGTCTGCTGGTGGCAGAGCATTTCACCACGCAACAGAATTGTATGACCTAGAAAATGAATGAACTATGGGATAAGGCTTGGCTAAAAGAAACTGAAGGATTAGATTTTTCAATTGCTCGTGTTGCTGGTCGTTCAACGATTGCGAATCCAAATAAGGAAGATGCTGTTTGGTGGAATACACAGGGTTCCAAGTGGGTAGACAACTACATCTCTTGGCGCAAAAATAATAAAGACTGGAAAATCTGGACTACCCCGCAAGGTGTTCGGGCTATTGAGTTGGAGTTAAATCCCATCATCGCTGATGTTCAAGTGAAGATGTTTATTGATAGGATTTTTGAGGTTAACGGACAACTTGTGATTGTCGACCTCAAAACATCCTCCCGCAAGCCAGTATCTGATTTACAGTTAGGTTTCTACAAAGTCGGTGTAGAAGAGATGCTTGGCGTTAAAGTCAATTTAGGTAATTACTGGATGTCTCGTGAGTCAGGGACAGGGGAAATGGTTGACTTAAGTAGATATACCTTAGACACATTAGAATATTTTGTGTCGGGCTTTGATAAGGCTCGCAAGGCTGGTATATTTCTACCGAACCTACAATCGTGCAGTTACTGTGGACTCACAGAACACTGCCAATTCACAAAGGAAAAATAAATGGCAACTGAAGAATGGAAGTTACAGGTCTCTTATAAAACTCCAAGTGGAGACTTGATTAATATACGTGCTAAGACAGCCGAAGAATTATCTGTAATGCTTGAGGGTGTGGGGGATTACTCTACCCAAATAGCAGCAACAGGGAAGTTGATTCAAGGTGCTTACACTGTCGCCCCTTTGGCGACCACTGGTTTAACAGCAGGCACAGTGCAACCGCCCACCTCAATAACCGCCCCGCAATTGCCTCCATCCGTTACGGCAGGTCTTTCAACCCCGACTTGTATACACGGCCCACGAATTCATCGCAGTGGATTAAGCAAGACAACGGGGAAACCTTACGCATTTTGGGCTTGCCCAACCCCGCAGGGGACGTTAGACCAGTGCAAACCAGCAAACTAGTTCAACAAGAACTAGAATAAGAATTGGTAGAGGGGTAGTTATAAAGGGGAAGATATTATCCCTCTTCCAACTTAAGACAGGAAATTAATGAGAACGCTTGTTCGTAGCGTAGGTAGAAAAGATATCGGTGGCGAACCATTGCCTTCCGTATTTAAAACATTTGAAAGTAATAAAATTATATTTCGCAGAGCAGAAGTATCTATGCTTGCAGGAACTCCTGGTGTTGGTAAGTCAACCCTTGCTCTAGCCTTAGCATTAAATATGAAAGTGCCTAGCCTATACATATCCGCTGACACTAATGCCCACACTATGGCTATGCGGTTAGCCTCAATGATTTCAGGTAAGAATCAAACTGACGTAGAAGAGTTAATGAATATAGACCAAGGTTGGACTCGTGCTGTATTAGCAAAGGGTTCTCATATTGTATGGTCATTTGAATCTAGTCCTACGTTGCAAGACATAGATGAAGAAGTCCAAGCCTTTGAAGAACTATGGGGTTGTCCACCTGTAGCAATCTTTGTAGATAATCTTATGGATATTGCAACTGACGGGGGTGAAGAGTTTGCCTCTATGAGGGCTATTATGAAGGAGTTGAAATATCTTGCTCGTGCCACCAACGCTGCTGTTATCATTTTGCACCACACTTCTGAGGCTGTACCTGGTACTCCTTGCCAACCTCGTTCGGCTCTTCAAGGTAAAGTAGCCCAACTTCCTGCCCTTATCTGCACTCTTGGGGTTGTTGGCACCTCTATGGCTGTTGCTCCTGTAAAGAATAGATACGGACGGGCTGACGCCAATGCTAATTTAAATTGTTGGTTATCTTTTAACCCTGAGTATATGTTTATGTCTGATATACCAGAGAATGGTGGTTAGTTTATTGACTAAAGATATTGGTCGTACCTCTATAACTGTTGGATTTAATACCATACATTGTTTTGGTATTGGGTATGAAAAATATCCTTTAATAAGTATGGAAGAAGATAACTTAAATACAATAGTTGCTAGGGTAAATAGATTTGATTTCTTATTTTTCTTTATTAACTTTACTAAATATCCTAGAATGGTTTGGAGGTGATAGTAACTTTAGAGAAGGACGAAGTTAGGGTTGCTACCATACTTGCGGTGGAGAGATGGCTGGCGAAATTTGGTTCAATAGATAAACCTAACTACGCTAAAGGCAAGATAGATGGCAAACTTGAGCACGAACTACTATCTAATATTAGAGCAAATGTATGTGAATGGGCGGTAGCCAAACAGTATAACCAGTCTTGGAATGTCCCTTGGTATCCAAATAACCTACACCCTCAACGTAAATCATTGGCTGATGTTGGGGCAAACTATGAGGTTAGGTCTGTACGAACCCAGACTTCTGTACCTTTTTGGAAGAAAGACATTAATAATTATATATTTGGGGCTAAGGTATTAGACGGTGATTACTACTCCGAAATTGAGATATACGGACACATTGTGCCTACCGACTATATGACTGACGAATGGTATGATTCATATATTGAAGGCTGGCGAGTGCCAGTAGAATTATTTAAGGAGTAGTTATGATTAGGGAAGAAGAAGACGATATGACTCAAGAGATTCGTCAACTTATTATGTTTGAAACAAGGATGGAACTGGATAAATTAATCACCAAAATAGAAGAATTAAAAATTGAAATTAAAGATGAATGGACTGATGGTTTTAATATGGGATTAGACGTGGCAATTAATGCCTTGAAGAAAGATAAGAGTGCCATCTCAATCTCGCAAACATAGGGGGTATCGAAGCCAAAAAGTTGTTGCTATGTATTTGGCTGAGAATGGTTTTCCATTTGCAGAATCTACAGGTGCAGGGCGAAGTGGTACAGACATAACTGGTTGTGTTGGTATAGATTGGGAGGTGAAGGCACGCACTGGCTTTAATCCTTCTAGTGCTGTTAAACAATTAAAAGATAGAGCAAAGTCTAAGATTCTTGGTTTAGTTTGTTTAAGACTCAATGGGCAAGGTGAAGAAAAAGTTAAGGATTGGGTTGTAGTCTTAAGACTTGAAGATATGGTTAGTCTTTTGAGGGAGGCGGGTTACGGTGAGAAGAAATGACAACAGTTTACCCAGCATTAGAGAAATTCTTTTACACTACGGAGCAAGTATACGACAAACACACGGGCAAGTTAATCTCAAGTGCCCTTTCCACTCCGATACTCACCAATCAGGAACTGCGAATCTTGACGACAACGTTTTTTTCTGCTTCGCCTGCGGAGTGCAAGGTAACAGTTTACAAATTATAAGCCGACAAGAAGGGGTTAACATAAGTGAAGCAGAACGCATCGCAGAAAATATTACTGGGCAAGGCGGCTCAAAAATACGGGGCAAACATTTATCTGGCGGAAGATTACCTAAAAAGCAGAGGTATCCCGTTGGAAGTGGGACGGCTGGCTCAATTAGGCGTAGTCGAGGAGCCTGAAATTGGACACGAAGCGTTTCAAGGAAGATTATCTATCCCCTATATTACAAAGTCTGGTGTTGTTGACTTGCGCTTTC